GACGATGATTCGTAGTGATGGCCAGCAGTACGGAATCAGCTACGTCGAGACCGCTGCTCTTGCTGACCTGCAAACCGTCGAAGCGCTCTGCCAGGCGATTGCAGAAGGCAGCTTGGCCAGTAGCAAAATCCTCTTTCTGGTCAAGCCGTCAGGCGTTACCAAGGCGGCGAATCTGGCGGATAGTGCAAACGGTGCATTTGTTACCGGAGACCCGGCTGATGTGGCTGCATTGCAGATCCAAAAATCCACTGACCTCCAGGTCGCAATGCAAGGAAAAACGCAGATTGAAGCCAGGCTGTCACAGGCTTTCATGCTTGCTGATGTCCGCGATTCCGAGCGCACCACAGCAGAGGAGGTTCGCCTGACAGCACTGCAGATCGAGAACTCCTTGGGTTCTATTTACAGCGTGCTCCAGACGACATTCCAGGTCCCTTACGTCTCTCGCAAGCTGGACATCCTGCAGCGTGAGAAAAAGCTTCCGATGCTGCCGAAGGAATTGGTGAAGCCGGTGATGACTGTTGGCCTTGCTGCAGTTGGTCGCGGTAACGATTTGGAGCAGCTCGTTAGATTTACAACGACGTTGGGACAAACAATGGGCCCGGAAAGTTTGGCCACTTATGTCAAGCCGACCGAGCTGATTAAACGTCTTGCTTATTCCATGGGTATCGACACTCTCGGATTGATCAAGTCTGAAGAGGAGTTGGCTCAGGAACAGCAGGCAGCCCAACAACAGGCTCAGCAGCAGATGTTGATGCAATCGAAGCTGGCTGATCCAAAGAACCTCGCTGACGCTGCACAGACCGCACAGCAAGTGCAGATGACAGCAGAAAACCCTGAACCACAACTTCAATGAGCCCTGAACTAGCGCCTTCTGCAAACGTCACCCCTCAGCCTTTTGTTGAGGGCAGCCAGCCAGACACCTCACCTCAAATCACGACGCCTGAAGGTATCGAGGGGATGGTCGCCCCTGGCCAAGAAAACCTTGTGGAGCAATATGCCCGTGAGCAGGAGGAGGCTCAGCAGGAAGAGGACATCCTTGGCAAGTTCAAGTCGCCGTATGAGCTGGCAAAGGCCTATTCAGAGCTACAGAAGAAGCTGGGGCAGCAGTCAGGAAAGCAGTCCCAGGAGGCAGGGCAGGCTGAGCCTGAGTCAGCACCGGGACAGGCGGGCACATACACAGCGGAGCAAGCCTCCGAGAGGTATGGCGCGGCTGCCGTGGAGAGCCTTGCTGAGAAGGGCGTGGATCTGGGCGAGGTGATGTTTAGGGCTGATCAAGGCCAAGACATCAGCGAGCACTACGAAGCACTGGCGGAGACGTTCCAAGTCCCTCAAAGCGTTGTTGAGCAGTTTGTGTCGAAGGCGCAGGCTGCCCCAGCAACCGAGAGTGATGGCCTTTCTGAGGCTGATGCCAACGCAATTCTTGGCGAGGTCGGCGGACAAGAGGCTTTCAACGAGCTGCAGGCATGGGGCCGAGACAACATGAGCGAGCAGGAGCGAGCCAGCTACAACGCTGCGGTCGACTCCGGCAATGCTGAGGCTGTGCGCTGGGCGCTGAAGTCCCTGCAGGCTCGTCAAGGGCTTGTGCAGCAGGACACAGAGCCGCAGCTCTACGGCGGCGGAACACCATCAAGCAATCAGGTCACGTTCTCAAGCCAGCAACAGCTGCTGGATGCAATGAACAAAAGGAATGACAACGGTCAGCGTATTTACGACGTAGATGAGGCTTACCGAAACAAGGTCCAGATGATATTGGCGGCTTCGCCTGAGTTCTAGTAACTTAGTAAGCAAGACAGCAACCGGAACTGGGTGAGCCCGAAAGGACAACTCACGGCCAGGGAGGAATGGGCGGTCTGAATCGAACCAAAACCATTCCTCCAAACAATTAATCATGGCTACTCCTCCTGATGTAGCGCTGCAACGCCTTGGCCAAATCAAGGGCGACGCCGCGACCTGGGGCGCCGGTCCTTCTGGCCTTGACAAAGACCGCGCCATGTTTCTGCGGCTTGGAGCCGCGGAAGTCCTTGACGCCTTCCTCACCGCAACAATTTTCAAAGGCAAAACACGCGAACGAAACATTCGCGGAGGCCGCTCAGTAAGTTTTCCAATTACTGGAAAAATGGAGGCCCGTTATCATCAGCCAGGGACGCAAATCCTTGGTCAAGGTAATGATCCTTCCGACCTGAACCAAAGAGTCATTGAACTCGATGCGTTGATGATCGCAGACGCTGCGATTTATCAGGTTGATGAACTGATGAACTACTACGACGTTCGTCAGATCTATACAAAAGAACTGGGCAGAAGCCTGGCATACGAGTACGACAAGCGTGTTGCGCGCCTTGTTTACGCTGCTGCAAACAACAGCACCGAGCCTCTTGCCAAGGATCCCCCGAACGCAGGCCGCACCGGTAATGCGATCGATTTGGGCAAAGATGCCGCGACATTTAACGCTCAAACCCGTCAACAGCGTGGTGACGAGCTGGTCGAGGCCATCTTCTCTGCTCGGGTCGACTTCGAGAAGAAGGATGTCCCGATTGACAACATGTATGCCGTCTTCACCCCGGACGACTACTACTCAATCACCCAGTCAAGTCGTGCGATCAATGTTGACTTCAATGGTGGTGGAGGTAACGGCACTATTGCTCAAGGTGAGACTGCCAGAATTGCTGGCATTCCTCTCTATTCGAGCAATCATGTTGACCAAGCCAGCTACACATTGGTCGCTGGTGACTACAACACCGACTACCAGCAAGACCTCAGCAAGTGCCGCGGTCTGATCTTCCATCGGGACGCCGTTGGTGTCGTGTCTCTGCTGAGTCCTTCACTGCAGCTGACAGGTTCTGAGTTCCGCGTTCAGTACCAGTCAGATCTGATGGTCGCCCGTCAGGCCCTGGGCATGGGAGTGCTTCGCGCAGAGTGTGCCTGCCAAATCTCAACCACCTGATTACCTTGTAATTGGAAAGCGCGAGTGCAAGGGGGGTCAGCTACGGCTGGCCCCTTTTTTTGGCTTCCGTCAGAATGCGGTCATCGTCCCCGTAGAGCACATGTCGCTAGTTGCGCAATCCACGGCTCAAGGAAGAACCAGTCTTTTAGACGCTGTAAATATCTGTCTGGAGAACATTGGCGAGCAGCCGGTCGACACTCTCGACAACGAGCAGATTCAAGACGCTCGAATTGCTCAGCGGACAGTCCTCGAGGTTCACAAGGAAGGGCAGACAAAAGGGTGGAGCTGGAACGCTGAATACAACTACCCATTTGCCAGAGATCCGGCGACAGGAGAGATCAAGGTCCCTGACGAGGTCGTTGGCTTTTCGGTTAATCGCTACAAGTACAACGGTCGTTTTCAGCTGCGCGGCCAGAGGGTTTACGACCTGCTGAAGCGGACATTTCAGGTTGATGAGCAGATCACTGAGCTATGCGCTGATGTGATCTGGCTGCTGTCATGGGACGACGTTCCTGAGGCTTACAACCGCTGGGTAACAGTCAGAGCAGCGAGGATCTTTTCTGACAGGTCGCTGGGTTCTGAAGCGCTGTTCAAGTACACCGCCAAGGACGAGGCCGACGCCCAGGCGGAGCTGGAGCGGATTGAGCTGGAGCAGGAGCAATCCAACTTGCTTTCTGGCCCCTATGCCTTCCCGACGTATCAGCCCAATACCGGCTTGATGAATCGCCGCGTTGCTAACGGCTACTCGATCTTCTGATGAAAAACGTCGCCGTCACAATCCCAAATCTCATTCAGGGGATTTCGCAGCAACCCGACTCGCAGAAGGATCCAAGCCAAGGCGAGATCCAGATCAATGGTGTGTCGTCAATCGCGGAAGGACTTCGCAAGCGCGATAGCAGCAGGACACTGGCAAGGGTCAGCGCAACGCCTTTTGGTGACGCCTTCTTTCACACAATCCTGCGTGACCAGCAGGAGGAATACATCAGCGTCATTACCAACAGCTCGATCAAGGTTTTTGAGCTTGATGGCACTGAGAAGAGCGTCACGGTCGACACCAACGCATACAACTACCTGAGCACTGTCACCGATGCGACTCAGCAGATTCGCGCGGTCACGATTGCCGATTTCACCTGGATTACAAACACCCTGACGCCCACGGCAATGGATTCGGCAGTGGCGCCGAAGGTCGCCAGGCCAAGCGCTCATGAATGCTTGATCTGGATTAAGCAAGCTGTTTACGGCAACAGGTATGAGGTGAACGTCAACGGCACGCAAGTTGCTGTTGAAACACCAGTGTCAGCGGTTGTCGTCAGCGGTTCCACTGTTACGGAGAACAGGATCAGCTCTGAGGAAATTGCTCAAGCTCTGATTGATGGCCCTGGCGGCAACAACGGGATCAGCAGCATTGCCGGAATTACTGTCAGCCGTTCTGGCTCTGTGCTTTGGCTTCGATCTGCCAGCCCTATCACTGTTGCCGCAGTTGACGCAAAAGCCAACGCGACAATCACGGCAATCTTGAACACGGTTCAAGTTTTCACCGAGCTGCCGACGATTGCTCCTGAGGGCTATCAGGTCAACATCACCGGAGATCCGGGCACATCGTTCGACGACTATCACGTCTCCTTTAAACCTCGCAGTGGAACTTTTGGAGAGGGTGAATGGGCGGAGACCGTCGCACCAGGCACTGAATACCAGCTTGATCCTGCGACGATGCCGCACGTTCTCGTCCGCAAGTCGGACGGCAACTTCTGGTTTGGAGCGGTCAACGGCCAAACAGTTGCTGGCATTCCTGACGGCGTTCCGACCTGGGGCGAGCGAATTTCGGGAGACATCGACACATCACCCGACCCTTCGTTTATTGGCTATGCGATTAACGACATCTTTATCTACAAGAACCGACTCGGATTCTTGGCTGACGAGAATGTTATTCTCTCGCGAGTTCGAGAGTTTTTTGAATTCTTTCCCGAGACAGTTACAACGGTTCTTGATACTGATCCTATTGATGTTGTGGCTAGCAACAACAAAGTATCAGTTCTCAGGTATGCGGTCCCGTATCAGGATGAGTTGATACTAATTTCACCCCAAATTCAGTATCGATTTAATGCCGCAGAAACTGTTTTAACGCCTGCAACCGCACAGATAACTGCGCTGACTCAATTCGATGTAGACGTAAGCGTCAGGCCACAACAGGCCGGTGGTGGCATTTTCTTTATGCAAACCAACGGGCAATGGTCGCAAATGAGAGAATTTGCGGTGCGGGGTGCGGGCACGGCCCTAACGGCTGACGCGGCTGATTTGACGGGATATGTGTCCAGCTTTATCCCAAGCGAATGCTTCAAGCTGACGGTTAACGACACAGGCAATGCAGCATTTCTGCTTAGTTCTAGGAACACGACCGGAATGCTTGGCGTTGACTATCGCAAGCGGATTTACGTCTACAAGTGGTTCCTTCGCAATTCAGGAGAGGGCGCAGAACGTGCGCAGAACAGCTGGTCCTATTGGGAGTTTGGCGCTGACAAGATTCTGCAGGTCGTCTGCATTCGCGAGGTCCTTTATTGCTTGATGCAATACGGCAGCGAGGTCTACCTCGAGCAAATTTCAGTTCTAGATCGCGCTGAAGAGTCCAAGGTCAATGCTCCATATCCATTGCTGCTTGATCGGCTGATCAGCACGACAACGGCAACGCCGACAGGCGCACCTGGCAGTTCTACAGACTTGCGAATGGATAAGGGTGTTTACAACCAGCAGACCGACGAAACGACTTTCACGCTTAAGTACGCCGCCACAAACGAGGTGCAGGTCTGGTCGGCTTACAACATGACGCAGGTCAATAAAGCGGGGCCAGTATTGCTGGGTTCTACGACCTCAGGGAATACGGTCACTGCTCGTGGCGACTGGTCTCAGGAGGACGTTTGGGCGGGCGAAAAGTACGAGTTCCGCTATCGGTTTAGCCGCTTCAAATTGATGACGGATATTGGCGGCGGTAAGGCGGTTCGTAATGTCGTTCGCACTCAAGTGCGGCAGGCCAAGCTCGCGTATCACGAATCAGGTTTTTTCCAGGCAAAGGTCATCCCTGAGAACCGAAAAGAAGGTCTTTACACTTTTGATGGCACCGTTCTGGCAGTGCGTAATTCAACGATTGGAACTCCAACAGAGCTGCCAACATCCGACGTGCAACTCAAGTACCAGGGCGTATTCAATATCCCGGTTATGGGTCGCGGTGATCGG